CTATGCTTAGGACCCTACGTAAGACCAACACAGATCTGTTCACGATCTATAAGAAGATGGTATTCAAGATAGGACCAGCCACAACGACTGGGCCGTCATTCATCAATAATGATTTTCCCATACTGCAACGTAAAGTGATTTCGTTGAAGCCACTCTTAGGTGTCTTGACATATGGGGACGACGGCTCATCAAGTAATTTCAACAAAGACCTGTACATGTGGGCATCGTATTGCTACTTAGATGACACCATAGATAACCTTGCAGTCAGTCCTGCATTGAAACCCATTGATATATTGTATTATGTTGATGGTGAATTCAAAGACATGTAAGCTGAAATGATTTTATAGAAAGAGAAAAGAAGAGCGAAGCTTATAGCTCAGGGATGAGGAGCCCCGCGGGGCGACGAGCTCGAGAGCCGGAGCGTGGGAGCAACGTGCGCTTGCGCAGGTTGGCGAGGAGCGTACAGCTCCGGTAGTGAAAAAATATTAAATGATTTTAATATGTTTTGTCATATGTGCCAGTTGTGCCAGTAGGTTAAATATAATATAGAACAGCGGAGCGTGTTCATTGTTACAGCGTTAGCGCCTATTATATTTAACCCTCTAATGTCTCCACATTACGAGGGATTAACATTAAATTATCAACGACCCAGAAACGCCATCTGTCGGTAGATAGAACTGATAAGTCTGGGAGTGTATTGAGAAAGACCCATATGTTTGGTGAATCGAAATACTCTTCTCTAAAACTGTAGCGATCATCGTAAGCGTAACCGTTTTTGATTGTCTCTATGGCTGACCAGAAGCCAGCACATGCAACCTTAGATAATGATCTTGGAAAATCAACAAGATATAGCTGCGACTTAGGTGTGTCCATCACCATGCGCATAAGATCCTTATAGCTGTCCATCATTGGTAATGCTCTGCCAAGTTTGTGGCAACCGACGTAGGAGGTTAAAATGCTTTTGCCAATGTTACCTGTTTTACAGTAGACGCAGTTAATTGTTCGTGTATTCCATACCAGACGATCATCTACGATGGCCTTCTGCCATGGATGTAAGACAATGCCGCGAATCTGTTTCGGAATGTAACTGTAAGTTTTATCTGAAATGATTTCGCCAATTGAAGTCTCTTCCTTCTCAATGTAGAAGTTATTATCAACATTCTTGCATGAAGTTGGTGACCAGTTACACTCTCGGAAGCCTATGTCAGGGTGACGGCTCTTAACCTTGAGTGAGAGACGTCCTTGGTAGTGAATGTAACCGCCTTCACCCATCTCAAGTTTAAAGCAGTAATGCTTTGCGACCTTTCGAATATTGTCAATCAAAATCACTTCATCATCAACAAATGATTTCCCTAGAGTGAAGTCCCAGCCACAGACAGCGTTCTTAGTTAGACTCATGTTATAATATAGACAAGAAAGTAATAGTTCAATTCTATTTCACTTTTTTTTCTAGAGTCATGAGATTAAATTTTACTAAAATGATTTCCATATAGGGAGTTATAATAAAAGCATTTCAATTATGTGCGTTCAAAATGGCATAACAAAATCATTTGAGTTATTATATAACCATGCCATATGCACGAAAACGCTTCGCACCAAAAAAGAGAGCACCCAAGAGAGGGTACAAGAAGTACACTAAGAAGGCTCCTAGGCGTACTAGTGCTTCTCTTCTTAAGACTATTAAGAGTGTCGTGATGCGACAAGCTGAGACTAAGCACACCGGTATTGACGAGGTGGAGTACAACATGGCAACCAGTAACAACGTTCTGTTTCCGTCTGTCAATCTATCGTCTTGGTTCGGTATGTCTCAAGGTAGTGGAGACGGCCAACGCGTAGGTGTTAAGATCAATGTGACTAAGGCTAACCTTAACATGATCATCAGACGTAACAACACAACATCATCACTGTACCCATGTGAGGTGCATGTATGGATAGGATATCTGAAGCAAGAGCGTAACACAGTGCCAGACGCTTTCTTTCCACTCATCTACCAAGACGGTGGTAGTACTATCAGTTGGAATGGCTCTATGCTTAGGACCCTACGTAAGACCAACACAGATCTGTTCACGATCTATAAGAAGATGGTATTCAAGATAGGACCAGCCACAACGACTGGGCCGTCATTCATCAATAATGATTTTCCCAT